TGATGTCAAATATATAGACAGCATTTCTCGTAAGACGAGTGCTGGATATCCCTATTGCAAACTTAAGCCTCATGGAGATCGAGGCAAACAAGGCCTTTTTGGAAAGATTGGTACTTATGAATTTACCTCTGACGACGCACTTAAACTTAAAGCTGAAGTTGATGATATTATCCAGAAAGCACGAAAGAAAGAGCGTAAGCTCCACATATATGGTGATTTCCTTAAAGATGAAACTAGACCAAAGCATAAGAAGTACAGTCCTAGACTTGTCAGCTGCGCCCCAGTCGAGTTCTCTATTGCATTCCGCAAAGTACTTCTTCCTGTTCATGCATGGTTCATGAGGAACAGAGTTAAGAATGGTTTCGGAGTTGGAGTCAATCCCTACAATGAATGGGGTTCATTGGTTGAACATCTTCAGATGGAAGATACCACTGAATCTTACATCGCTGGTGACTTCAAAGGCTTCGATACCCGTATTAGTTCCGTTTTCCAAGAATACGTTGCTATGGTTTATAAGGCTGTTATGAAAGATGCTATTGAGAAAGATCCTGAACTAGGTAATGTCATTGATGTCCTATTAATTGATATATTTTCTTCTGTGCATATATCTAAAGATAATATATATTATTGGACTTCCGGTCAACCTTCTGGCAATCCTGCTACTACTTTTGTTAATTGTATAGTCAATCGTCTTCTGATACGTATGTGTTGGATTGTTTGTAATGGTCGTAACATAGATGCTGTCAAACTTTACAGGAAATTAGTTAAAGACATCGTTTACGGTGACGATAACGTTATTTCCGTGCATCAAGAAGCTAGGTCAAAGTTCAACCCTACTTCTGTTTCTTCTGCTATGAGCGAATTCAACATGATTTATACGTCCGAAGAGAAAGATTCCACAATAATCGAGTTCCGTAATTATTGGGAAATAAGTTTTCTGAAAAGAGGTTTTACATATGATGGTGTTAACATGTTAGTGTTAGCCCCCCTCGATTTAGAGACTATAACTTATATGCTTTACTATCATAAAAGGTCAAAGGATTTTAAGGTTAATCTACAGATGGCTTACGAGTCTTTCTTAGATGAACTAGCTTTACATGATGAGTTCGTTTACTTGTTTTATCTTGACAAAATTGCACCCATTATGTCCAAAGAATTCGATTATATTACGAAAATATCGGATCACCAAGAGCGCAGATTAAAGACTCTTGGTAAGAAACTCGTATATTAAACCCGATCTTGTAGGGGGGAACAATAGAATCTTATGAGCCCAACCCCCCAAACACTGCGGGCTTTAATACCCTTATTTATTTAAATCAAGGAAATTGTTTATATATTTATATTTACCAACCAGGGTGACAATTAAAATAAACCCAGGTACTCATAAGTCGTCTGCATGATTTAGTGGTCATGTAGTTGTATAATTCACTAGCTGCAACCTCAAACCAAAATAATAACATTGTAAATAAGGATACCGACAATGTTACTTTATCCAAAGATATCCAAGAAAATTTGGCTCAGTTTTCTGATCCATCTATGCCTCATATTGATCATTCCATTATGACCATACCCAATCCTCTAACTGCTTCCAATTTAGGTTCTAGAGTTATTGATGTTAAAAACTTTTTGGAAAGACCCGTCTTATGCCCCGCTGCTTCCATCACTTGGAATACTTCGTTAATTCGTGGTACGATTTTGATGCAAATGTCAGTTCCTTCTCTTTTGTTAAATGAAACTGTTTACAAAGAAAAGATATCTGGCTTTTATGGGTTTAAGGGCGATCTTGTTCTTAAGTTCCAAACTAATGCTCAGAAATTCCAGCAAGGAATGGTTCTTATATCCGTTCTTACTGGTGGACCCATGATCACGATACCTAGATTCAATGTAGTTAAGAATTCCATCGTAGCTCAGTCGCAATTACCTTCTGTGCGCCACGACATTTCTACTACTAATGAAACAGTTATTAAAGTTCCATATTCTTCACCCATGCTCATGCATCCTCTTGATCCTATACGTTCGAGAGATTATGCGACCGTGTTTTACACGGTTTATTCCCCTTTGAGTTCCGGTACTATTTCTTATAAGTGCTGGTGTCATTTCGAGAATGTTGAGTTGCTTTACCCGATGGCTCAATCTGGTAAGAATATGAGAGTTACTAAAAGAGCAAATCGTTATACTTCTTCAGATCAGGAAGATACAGGTCGTATTATTTCTACTCCAGTCTCCACTATTGCTAGTGGAGTCAGGCAGCTTGGAGATAATATACCCCTTATTTCTAGTTTTTCTCAACCCACAGCTTGGTTTTTAGATTCATTGTCTAAAGGTTTTGCTGCTTTCGGTTTATCAAATCCTGTCGATACGTCCGTAAGACATTCCTTTGTTCCGAGGATTATGTCTCATCCTAACAATATAGATGTTAATGATACTGTCGACTCGTTTGGTTATATAGCTGGAAATAAGGTTGCCCATTTACCAGGCTTTGCTGGTACGGATGTCGATGAAATGTCTATTCAACATTTATCTTCTATCCCCAGTTATCTGTCTGGAGATTCTTGGTCTGATACTCAAGCTGCAGGTACAGAGATTCTTACTTTTACTATTGGTAAGGTAGGTTTTTATGTCCCTGGTGTTGTTACCACTGGAGGTTTACCCAGAACATACCGAATGTATGCTCCTTTTGCATATGTCGCAAATAGGTTCATGTATTGGCGGGGTTCTATAAAGTATAAGTTTTATTGTGTTAAAACCAACTTCCATAATGGTAGATTGGTTTTTGCCTTTAATCCTAATTACACCCTTGCAAAGAATACTTATGCAAATTCGTATTTCAATACTAGATACATCTGGGATATAAGTCAGGTTCCTACATTTGAGATTACCATTCCTTATGTTAATCCTCAGTCGTGGACTTACTTTGATGACAACTCGAACATTGGGACTCTCAAGGCCTTTGTTCTCACTGAGCTTGAAGGTGTTAGCGGTGTTGCTAGTACTGTTGAAATTATAACAGAAATTAGTGCCGGGCCTGACTTTGAAGTTTCCGTATCTGCATATGGTAATGAGCAAGGTAGGCAAGCTATAATGGTGCAATCAGCGGACCTTGCTATAGAAAATACTCGATTAAACTATAGTAAGTTCAAACAATTATCAAATAAATCGGGACCCGAAGGAGATTCGGGTAATAAAAAAGATCTTCACTCCCTTCACAAGAAAAACAAAGTTTTTGTACGTTATGCCAAGCAAAACCAATCCAAAAAAGAGAAGAATATTAGGAATTCTCGTATGAACAAATATTCCATATATGCTCAATCCTCTGAATTATCAATGGGTGGTTTTGATGATGATACTAATCTGAACATTAATCAAAACGAGATTGATACTGCTGGATACAATTCTTTGTATACTACTGGTGAAGCCATAAAGTCTCTCAGACAAACCCTCAAAAGGAGTAACTTGAAGTTTCTGGGTGATACAGCTAATACAGCTGTTTACCGCTGGACTTCAGACACACACATGCCTTTTTATGCCACTTTAGAAGCAGGTCAGCCCGATATTTTACCATTTACTAGAAACATTCAGGATGATTATGATTATTTCTCCGGATTATTCGCATTCTTCCGAGGTGGTATTATATATCGAGCCGTTCCGCACGCTACTACTGCGGTCCGCCCACGCATGTTCCTTTTGAATACCAGCATTACAGCATGGTCTCCTCAGGTCAGTACGGCCGATAAGAACATCATTGCTGGTACGCAACCTAAC